TCGTACCCATAGCAACAGAACCAATTCCAGAAGTATTTAAAATACCTGTTGGAGTGTTAGAAGTTCCATCACCTTGAATAGCTTTTTTATCAACTTCGTTAGCTAATGTTCTAATTATGTCATTTCTGACAATAGTTTCAATAGCTGGAGTTGATTGGTGCATTAAGTGTCTTGATATGTCAGTAAATGTTCCAAGAGTTTTTGGAGCCATTGTTACTTGTCTATAAGTTGGATTAACTTCTGTTACTGCCGCATTTTCTGCAACCCAAGACGCAGAGTTAACTGCATTTTGAGCTGGAATTGCAACATCACCAACTAAACCACTTAAAACTAAAGCACCTGCTTGTTTCACAACCATTTTTGCTCTTAACGCTTCAATAAATGAACCAGCTAAAAGATTAGTTGCTACTAAAGCACCACCATCAGCAGAAGCACCAGAAATCAAATCTCTTTGCGACCATCTAATATCAGATGGAATAAAGATTCCTCTAGGAGCTTTGCCAGTCTTTCTTGAGATTTCATCAGACGCTTCTTTT